AGGACTGGGCGAAGGTCGTCACCCTGTACTTCGATCCCACGATCAGCCTTCTTCAGGTGGTTGACTCGCTCCGTAGCCTCGGCATGATCGACACAGTATGGCAGGGCCGCACCCTAAAGCTCTACAATGCGGACACCACTCAGACGAGGGACCTTACGGCGTCGAAGCGTTGGCCCCTCGCTACCACGCTCACGGGCGCCCCTGAGGCAGCTACGTGGGCGGACATGTGCACTGACGTCCTCGTGAAGGGGGAGGGCGGCAGGACCTGGCTCATCCACAACGACCTCGCCCCGAAGGGGATGCGCCGCGTCGAGAAGGTCGTCGAGGCTGGCGGCGTGGAGCTCGAGTCCACTGCGCGCCTTGTCGCCGAAGCCACCCTCAAGTCCGGCGCCCACGTGAGCGAGGAGATTAAGCGCGAGTGGGCCGCCACCGACGTGCACCTCCTCCCCTGGGTCGACTACCGCCTCGGCGACTGGATCATGGTGGAGCGGGCGGCTGGCATGGAGCGCCTCCAGGTCGCCCAGATCAGCGTCACCCAGAAGGATGGGACGGTCGTCGGCCACACAACCTTCGGCACGGTCCTAGACAGCCTCCTGGGGCGCCTGACGAAACGCACGAAGGGCATTGTGGGCCTTTCGTCCACCTCGGGCAGTGGCGTGCGCCCACAAACCCCAGCATCGAAGTACTGGCCGCTTGCCCCTCAGGGCCTGACGGGCGCCAGCAGGGCCGTCATCGGCAGCAGCGGTTGGCCTGTCGGTGTCGCCGACATCCAGTGGGGCAGGGTCGAGACTGACACCCTGGGTGGCCGAGTGGATGTCGTGTCCTATGAGGTGTCCTGGAAGCAGACCTTGAAGGGGGCGATCGCTTCCGGGTCGCTAGTGGTTCAGGGCGCCGACACTACACGAGCCACCATTGGGGACTTATGGCCTGGGGCCAGGGTTGACTTCACGGTGCGAGCCCAGACTAATGACGGAGTTGGGTCCTGGTCTCACCCGTTGACTCTCGAGGTGGCGTCAGACGTCGAGCCCCCGCCGGTTCCGTCCAAGCCGATCCTGTCGCAGATGCTCGGCGTGCTGGGCGTGTGGTGGGACTACGCGGGCAAGGACGGCCAGAACATGCCTGCGGACTTCGCGGGCGTCGAGGTGTCCGTGCAGCTCCCTGGTACGGCCGAGGGGCGCACGGCAGACATGATCGCCCCGATGCAGCGGACATCGGTTGTCGGCTTGGAGATGCGCGAGTACGAGGTGTGCCTTAGGTCGTATGACCGCATGGGTAACAAATCCACGTGGGGGCCCAAAGCGACTATTACTCTCGAGCAGTCGATCGACTCCGATGCCATCGTTAAGAAGGTGGAAGATAAGCTCAAGGGTAGCTCGGCTATGCAGCAGGCTGCGCGCGAGGGTACACTGAGGGAGATGCGGCATCTTACTGAGGCGATGACTCAGGTTGCCGTCAATCTTGTCTCGTCGGGGCCAGTTCCCCCGGATGATGGGGTAATAGGGTCCAGCATGTGGATAGCGTCAGACGGGCGAATCTTCGTCCTCAGGGCGGAAGGGGATAAATAATGCAGGAGTATGTGGCCCCCAAGCAGTGGCGGGATGGATTCGGGGCGAACGAGACCCGGATTACCGCAGCAGACCTCACAAGGATCGAGGATGGCATCTCCGCTGCCACACGAGGGGTAACTACTCTTGAAGGAGTGGTAGCGGGGCAGCCAGCCGAGATTATGAAGCAGGTCCAGTCGGTCGCCCAGGGCATCCGCACAATGCTGGAGAAGGCAATCCCAGTCGGCACCATCACCATGTTCGGCGCCGAGCGCGACCCCGATGGGTGGATGCGCTGCGATGGCCGCGTACTGGACCGTAACACCTACGGCAAGCTGTTCGCCGCCATCGGAATCACCTACGGGTCGACATCCAACTCCAACTTCCGCATCCCCGACATTCGAGGAAGGGGCATTGTCGGCTCCAGTGAGGGCTCCCAGTACCTCATCGGGTCCAGGGGCGGCCGCGAGGGTATCAACCTCACCATCAATCAGATGCCTGCACACACTCACGAAATTGGTGAGGTGGCGGACTCTAACGCCCGCTTCCAGGCCCGAAAGGCAGACAAGGACATCGGCATCGGCAGCGGAGGCTACACGTACCTGACCTCCACGGGCAACAACCGCGCCGACCGATCCCCGATCGCTACCGAGGTGGGGCGCGGCGAGACCATTGACATCCGCACCCCCTATTTTGGGCTCCCCTACATCATTAAGGTCTCCTGATGGCAGGCCCCGAGAACTGGAAGGACGCCCCCGAGGGTGGGCGTGGCGGGCAGTACGTAACCACCCCAGGCTTCGCCGCACTAGGCCAATCCTCCCCGACCAACTCCCGCACCGCCCCCGGATCGAAGATCGTCTTCTCGCCGAAGGGCTGGCGTTGGGAGGAAGCCGGAGACGACTACTCCAAGACAATCTCCAAGCTCACGGCAGCGACCATGGAGTCCGCCGTGCGCCGTATCCGCACATCCATGGGCGAGGTGTCCTACATCCGGGGAACACCCGGCACGATACCCCCGTTCTCAGGGCAGTCCGTCGGCGACACCTGCCGCGTACAGGACGCCCAGACCCTCGACATCGTGGCGGAGTGGCGCTGGGATGGCGCCAACTGGGAGCGCATGAAGGTCACCAGCGAGCAGATCAGCAACCTCGACGTGGGGAAGCTGACTGCGGGCTCGGCCAGCATCGCCGAGGTCACGGCCCGGAAGATCGCCTCCGACGTCGGCCGCTTCCTGGAGATCACGACCGACCAGCTCACCGTGACCGGTAACGCCTCCTTCGTGAACGCCACCGCCCACCACGTATGGACGGAGATCATCACCGCCGGGCAGGGCGAGTTCGAGCAGATCAAGGCCGGGATGCTGGCCGCGAACTCCGTCAGTGCCTCCAACATTCAGGGTGGGGCGATCGATGGGCAGGTCATCACCGGCGCCACCATCCAGTCCGACAAGGCGAGCCGCCGCGGTGTGAAGATCGACTCGACAGGCATCCGGGCCTACATGTCAAACGGTCGTGGGACCTCATTCGAGGTGGACGCGGACACCGGCAGTATCAAGGTGCTTGGCGATGTCGGCATCCAGGACTCGTGGTCGATCGCCCAGTTTATCGACATCGTTGAGACTCTATCCGGTAACGACGTCGGCCAGCGTGGGGACCGCTGGGGCGTGGGCATCTCCATGAATACCAAGGTGTTCCCATACAAGTACCCGGCGCTAATCACCTTCAAGGAAGACCCTTCTGTCACTGGAGGCATCCTCTACTTCCAGGCGCCATCGAACTACGATGGCGCTACCCCCAACATGAGGATGGCCACAAGCGGGCTATCCGTGTATTCGGGGAAGACTTCCACCTGGCAAATGACCCTCAGCAGGACAGGGTTCGGGGCAGGGGCGGCAGGTAAGGGCAATTTCCAGGTAAACGACTACAGTGCATCCATTACCGTAGGGGGCTACGACTCACACCTGTACATTCAGGGAGACAATTTTCGGCTCCGCTCCCAGAACAGCGCACTGAGGTCCGTCTGGGGGAATACCACCAATGTGGTCCTCAGCTGGGACGGAAGCCACCAGGTAGTCGTGGACAGGGACGGCTTCCGCGCCGTAGGCGGCAAGAACTTCATCATGCGCGTACCCGGCGAGTGGCAGAAGCGCCACATGATGCTCCAGCACGCCTCAACAGAGTCCCCGCATGACGGGATTGAGTACTGGGAGAACGTCGAGCTCGACTCGACCGGGCACGCTACGTGGGTGCTACCCGACTACGTTCCCAAGATCGCCTCGCCGACGGCGCCATGGATCGTGCTCACGTCCTCGACAGCATCGGCCCGGCTGATCCGTACGGGCTACGGAGTTGACGCGGCTCCGTGGTCAGTAGAGGTATCCGGCCAGTCCGGCGAGACAGTAGCCGTCCTCGTTAAGGGCGCCCGCCAGATCGACGAGTGGGACGAGAAGACTGACACCGTGTCCCTCAGGGACCGCTCCAAGGAGCCGGTGTGGGTACTCCCGCCAGCGACCGCTCAGGACGGTGAGGACAGTCAGGCCGTCGCCTATGATGGTCGTGGAGGCTACGGCCCCTCGCCCGTGCCACCAAAGACACCCCCAGCAGAGGAAGTTCAGGAGGATCTATGACACCCCAAGCACCGCAGGTAGACGCCATCGCAGTGATCGACGCCCTCACGGCCGAGATCGCCGCTCTGACGCGCCGGGCAGTGATCGCAGAGCAGCGGGCCGCTGCCCTGGAGGAAGATATCGTCAAGACTAAGGAGAGTAAGTGACAGTTCAGAGTGTGGCGGCGCGTATCGCCCGCCGAATCTGCGACCAGGAGAACGTCGGGTACTCGCAGCCCGACCGCCGCACCTGGTATGCCAACGCCGACTGGGAGGGGCACGTGTCCTCCCCCCAGAACGCTGACTGCTCCAGCCTCGTGTGCGGGGCAATCTGCTACGGCATCCACGACACCTATGGGGCGGCCTGGGGCCACCCGGCCCTCCCGGAGATTAACGACCACTGGACGGGGAACATGCGTCCCGGCCTGGAGGCTCGGGGATTCAACGAGGTCCCGTGGAACGACTCTGACCTCACCCCTCAGGGTGGGTTCCGTGTCGGGGACGTGATCCTCTCTGCTGCGAATGAGGGCGGCAGGGGGCACGTGGTCATCGCTGTTGAGGATGGTGGCGACCCTCTCGTCTCTGAAGCATGGATTGCTGAAGATGGGAGTATTGACGGCTACATTGGAGACCAGACTGGGGGCGAGACGCGTACCGTCCGCTACTCCAGCCACCCCCACACTCAGTCGGGGGCGTGGACCAGCTGCCACCGCTTCGATGAGGGGAAGTTCCTGTCGCAGTGGCCTGAGTTCCGTAAGGGGCAGGCTGCCCAGGCTAAGCCCGCACCGGCATCTAGTGCCGCCCCGAGCGCCCCGGCGCACGCGCACGGCATCGACATCTCCAGCCACCAGGCGGGCCTGAACGTGGCCGCCCTGTGGGCCGACTTCGTGATCGTGAAAGCGACCGAAGACAATGACTATGTGAACCCGTACATGGGGTCGCAGGCCAACTCCACCCTTGGCGCCTCGAAGCGGCTCGGCTTCTACCACTTCGCCCGCCCCGGAGACGCTCAGGAGCAGGCCCGCTACTTCGTGGACGCCGTGCGCGGCTACCTCGGTAAGGCGACTCTTTGGCTTGACTGGGAGGCGAACGCGGTCGAGCAGGGGCCCGGCTGGGCGAAGACCTTCCTGGACGCCGTGAAGGGTATGACGGGTTCCACGCCCGGCATCTACATGAACGGCAGCGCCCTGAATGGCTACGACTGGTCTAGCGTGGCCCGCGAGTACCCCCTCTGGTATGCGGGTGGCCCTGACTACAGCGACTATGGCACCTCCTATAGTGACCCGGCTGTGCCGTCGGTCTCGCACTGGGGGTCTCCGTTGATCCACCAGTACACGGAGGATGGCAGGTTGCCCGGCTATAACGGGACCTTGGACCTGAACCGCCTGCGCGATCGGGCCACCTGGGACCGGATGATCGGCGGCGGACAGGTCATCTCCGGCGCCCCCGCCCCCGTGGCTACCGTGGGCGCCCTTGAGGTGGATGGGGAGTATGGGCCCGCCACCGTGCAGCGCCTCATCGAGGTCTTCGCCCCCGGGTACAACGAGCTCTATGCCGTCGCCAACCTCCGCCGCTACCTGAACAAGACCGTGCCTGAGCACTCCCAGAAGATGCTCACGGGCTCCGGGAAGCTGGCCGAGGATCGAGGCTGGGACTCCCATGCGGTGCGCGTCTTCCAGTACTGGGCGTGGTGCTGGGTGAAGCCAGTCGCGCCGGACATGTGGAACCGGTTCGCTGACGGCTGGTCCTTCGGTGACTACGTGGACGGGGAGCCCGGCGAGGCGACCTGGGCGGCCCTCCAGGAGGCCCTGAACCGCTCCCGGTCGGGAAGCTTCCGGCTTATGTGACCTCGTTTGACGCAGTGTAAACTAGGGGGTGGGGCGGAAGTCCTGCCCCCTAGTTGTTCCCGAAAGAGGTGAGTGCATGAGCATTTACGCTCGAGCCTCATTCTGGTCTGGCGTCTTCGACCGCGCCGTGAAGACCTTCGCCCAGTCCCTGCTCGCCACCTTCGTTGTGGGTGTCGGCATTCTCGACATTGACTGGAAGGGGGCGCTCGGTATCGCTGCGACCGCCGTCCTGGCCAGCGTCCTGACCTCCCTCGCTGACGCGAAGGAGACGGACAAGGCGATCGCCACGGCACCCGTCGAGTACACTCCCCGCCACGCGAGCTGAGTGGCCAGTGCGGCCAGTAGATAGCGTCCTGCCGATAGGCCAGATACTCACGTCGCCTGATCTCATTGCGGCTACGGTCGCGCTGCTGGCTGCACTTGTGGCTCGACTCGCAAGTAGGCTGAAGAGGCAGCAGGCGCAGAATGATGAGCGCCTGGAGCGCATGAGCGTCCATGTCGCAAGGGCTGCGGACGCTGCTGAATCTGCATCCGAGGGGGTGCACAATAACCACGCCACGAACCTGCGAGACGACCTAGATATGCGATTCGACGACCTGACCTCGAAGATGGACGCCCTAGCGGAGGCCGTTGGAGCTCTCCGGGAGAGTGTTGCGGATCAGTCGCACCGCATCCAGGGCCTGGAGGGGCAGGTTGAGGGCGTCAGGAATGACGCGCGCGCTGACAGAGTTCATCTTAACAACGAGGTCTCAAGCCTTCATGATCGTATTGATAGAGTGAAGGTTGTAACGA